AAGCAGTGGTATCAACGCAGAGTACTCTGGAAAAGGCCGCTCACACTGCCGACGGGAAGCCGCTGCTGATCAAGCATGTGGCGATTTCGGCGGACTTGCCGAATCAATCGCTGTGGGTCGGAACACTCGGCCAGACCACGTTCGAAGCGCCGTATCTGATCACGCGCCCGCTGACCGTGTTGACTCAGCAGGCTATCGATTTGATCGACTCTCGCAAGCAGCGCGAACTGTCGGCCGGCTACCGATACCGTGCCGATATGACGCCGGGAGTGACGCCAAGTGGTGAACACTTTGACGGCACCATGCGAGACATCAGTTTTAACCACGTTGCCATCGTTTCCGAAGGCCGGGCAGGCCATGACGTTCACGTTGCAGACGAATTACCTCCGGAGTTGAAGTCAATGGACGAACAGAAGCTCGCTACCCTCATTGCCGCCGCCATCGGGCCGGCCGTCGGCGCCGCCGTCAAGCACGCATTCGATGCCGCGGGCTTGGGCGAAGTGCCGGCCGAGTCGGTGGTCACCCTGGACGAGTCGGAGAAGTCCGAGGCCAAGAGCGCGGCGCTGGACGCCAAGCGCAAGAAGTTCGGCAAGGATGCGGAGCTGACGGCCGAGGAAGAAGCCGACTGCTACGACAAGAAGGCCAAGGACAAGAAGCGCGGCATGGACAAGAAGGCCAAGGACGACATGGAGTCCATGGACAAGAAGGCGAAGGATGCGCTGCCCGACGAAAAGGACCATCGCAAGGATTTCGACTCGGACAAGGCCAAGGATTCGGCCATCACCAAGGACGAGATGAACGCCGAGATTGACCGGCGCGTGGCGATTGCCGCCGACGCCGCCGTGAAGCTCGCCGTGGACTCGACCACCAAGCGCCTGAACGGCGTCGCCGAGGCCCGCAGCAAGGTGCGCCCGCTGGTCGGGGAAGTCAGCATGGCCCTCGATACGGCCGCCGACATCTACCGCTTCGCGCTCAAGCATGCCGGTATCGACGCCAAGGACATCCACGAGTCGGCGCTCCCGGCACTGGTGGACATGGCGGCCAGCAAGAAGTCTGCGCCGGCCGCGACGACCATCGCGCTCGACGCCGCGCAGAGCCATCTGCGCAACTTCGATGCCATTTTCTCCCCTTCTGCCCAGCACTGATTGACGACCTGACACTACCGAGGAATTGAATATGACCGGTCTTACTTCAGATGGCTTTCAGGTTGCAGTCAACATCTACCCGGCGCCGGCCGTGCCTGGCGACTTCGCCGGCGCGAACATCCGCGCCAACGTGGTGGGTGGTGGCCAGCAGTTCGTCGCATCCGCAGGCGGCGTGACCGTCGGCGCGATGGCCTGGGCGAATCCGGCGACGGGCGTGATCTCGTCGTACTACCAGCCGTCGAGCTTCCCCTGCTTCATCCACCGGGACAATCAGGGCCTGATCACGAATTTCCTCGGCTACTACACCACTCAGGTGCCGGGCAGCACCGAAATCACCGGCATGGACCAGGGAGACTTCTGGGGCCTGTTCGCCGGTGGCGCAACCGCCACGCAGAAGGCCTACGCCAACCCGGTGACGGGCGCGCTGACCAGCGCAGCGTCGGGCAGCGGTGTCACGGGTGCCATCACTTCGATCAGCGTTGCCACCACCGGCATCATGACCGTCAACACCATCACCGGCACCCCGCTGGCGGTGGGCCAGGTCATCACGGCGGTCGGTCTGCCGGCCGGCAGCTACATCGCCTCCCTTGGCACCGGCACGGGCGGCACCGGCACGTACAACCTGGCGAACGTGGACGGCGCTGCCTTCACGGTGCTGACGACCATTGCAGCTACTTACTGGGGCGTGACCGAGACCCAGTTCTACGTTGCGCAGTCGGCGCAGGCCGGCGTGACCTCGACCGCCAACACGATCGCGGCCCCGGTCGGTTCGGGCAGCAGCGTGCTGACGACCAGCGGTGCGCTGTCCTCGGGGTCGATTCTGCCCGGCATGTTCGTGACCGGCACCGGCGTGGCCCCGCTCACGCAGATCCTGTACCAGATTTCCGGCACCACGGGCGCCGCGGGTGGCGCGACCTACGCGGTGACGGCGCAGCCGGCAGTGGCCTCGTTCACGGCGACCTTCACCGGTGGAACGCTGGCCAAGATCTCCTCGTGGACCCGTTCAACCTGATCGCACCCTGACACAAGAGACACGGTAAACATCATGCGTACAGAATTATTTGCCTTCGACAGTCAGCGGCTTCAGGACGCGGTCCGCGCCGGTCTCACTCCAGAGATTCTGAAGTGGGCCAAGGACACGCACGGCATCGCCTTCGACGAAAGCCTGGGCGAACAGCAGATCTACGTGCCCGGCATGGCGCTGGACGCTCCGGCGCAGTCGCAGACGATCACCACCGGGAACGTGGGCATTCCGTGGTTCCTGGCAAACGTGATCGATCCGCGTATCATCTCGATTCTGGTCGCTCCTATGATGGCCGAAGTCATCGTGGGCAGCCGGCAGGTGGGTGACTGGGCATCGGCCACCGTCATGATGGTTACCGCGGAAGCGACGGGCGAAACCAGCGCGTATGGCGATTACAGCGCCAGCGGCTCATCGAACGTCAACGTCAACTATCCGCAGCGTCAGAACTACGTGTTCCAGTCGCACTTGCAGTACGGTGACCGCGAACTGGCCCGCGCCGCGCTCGGAAAGATCGATTGGGCCGCCGAGCAGCAGCGCTCCAATGCGCTGATTCTGCAGAAGGCGCTGAACTACCAGTTCATGTACGGCGTGTCGGGCCTGCAGAACTACGGCCTGCTGAATGCGCCGACGCTGCCCGCGTCGCTGACCCCGACCTATTCCTGGCTGACCAATGCGAGCGCCACCGCCAACACGATCTATCAGGATGTGGTGCGCCTGTGGATTCAGTTGAACCAGCAGTCGCAGGGCGTCGTGACGCAGAAGGACAAACTGGTTCTTGCGATGTCACCGCCCCAGGCCGGCACGCTGTCGCAGGTCACGCAGTACAACACCAATTCGGTGGCCATGCTGTTGAAGCAGAACTTCCCGAACTTGCGCATCGAGACGGCGCCCGAGTACGCGACGGCGACCGGCCAGCTCGTGCAGTTGATTGCCGAGGAAATCGACGGCGTCAAGACCGCCGAGTGCGTGTTCAGCTCCAAGCTGATGGCGCATCGCATGGTGATCGACACGAGCAGCGTGCGGCAGAAGCGGTCATCGAGCGGATTCGGGGTCGTGTGGTACCGCCCGGTGTTCGTTGCCAGCATGCTCGGCTAACCGGCACATTACGAGTCGAGAACATGAATGGACGGAGCGCGATCAGGAGCCGGAACGCCGTTTGAATTTCCGGAGGCCGTCGGATACAACCGCGCGCCGTACGCTTCGCTGGTTGCCAACAACGGCGGTCTTACGGCCGGGCCGCTCGGTGTCGCAATGGGCATATTCGCGTGGGCCGATCCGGTGTTAGGCCAGGTCAGCAACGCATTCAGCGCTGGTGCGCAGCTTGGATTCGTGTTGCCGACCTTCGTCGGCTGGAGCTGGCAGCGCGTGTATATCGCTTGCGTGCTGGGCGCGCCGCCTTCCGCAGTCATTACCTTCCCGTTTCCGATGCGTATTCTGCGCGCCGGATTTCCCGTTGTGCTCGCGGCGGTCGGCAACTTCATCACTCGGTTCGTGCAGGGCGGCCAGGCCGGCTCGCGCGTTTGGGTTGATCCTGCCACCGGCTTGGCATATTCAAACAGCAACGGCGGCACGTACAAATCGACGCCGTGGACGCTGATGCAGTCGGGCGGCTGCAATGCTAATCTTCAAATATCGAGCTTCGCTCAACCATTTTTGAATCTCTCATAGGAATCCCCCATGGCACAGGTCCTCATTTGTTCGAAACTTGCTCACTCATTCTGGCTTGAAATCGTCAAGCCGAATCCGAACAAGGATGCCAATTGGCCGATGCCGGTTGACCCGAATGCGCCGCGCGTCGAAATCAAGGGCTCAAACAGTTTGCGCCTGACCGAGACGGAGCCGTCGCAGAGCGGGTTCCGATTCGCGCAGACGCCGGTCGATGAATCGCTGTGGCGCGAGTGGCTGAAGATCAACAAGGATCTGAAGTTCGTGCGCGACGGCTTCGTGTTTGAAGCTGCCAGCCTTCAGGAAGCAAAGGGCAAGGCGAAAGAGCGCGTTGACGAGCGCACCGGCCTTGAGCCGCTGCAGGCCGACGGCAGCGATCCGCGCCTGAAGTCCGTCAACACGACGCCGAAGTTTGAGCCCGGCGTGGGGCTGGCGGTCTGACGTGAACAGCATCGTCGGTTGCACCGGAGAGACGGTTACGCCAGGGGTCGTGGTATTCGACCCCGCGGCGTTCATCGTTCTGTTCCCGGCGTTCTCGACGGTGCCTGCCCCGGCGCTGCAAGCGAATTTCAATTTCGCCACGCTGCTGCTGAACAACTCGTGCTGTTCGGTAGTGTGCGATGCGCCGACGCGATCGAATCTGTTGAACCTGGCGACGGCGCACATCACGGCGCTGCTGAATGGCGTGAACGGCCAGGGGCCGAGCGGACTGGTCGGACGCATCAGCAGCGCGAGCCAGGGCAGCGTGAATGTCAGCGCGCAGTACGCGACTGAATTGAGCATGTCGGACGCGTATTGGAGCCAGACGCCGTGGGGCGCGCAGTTCTGGGCGTCTACCGTGGTGTATCGGACGGCGCGCTATATCCCGCCGTGCGATTTCTATGGCGAAGGGCCGTGGAATAGCTGGCCGCAGTGAGGAATTGATATGGCAATTTCTAGGTTTCACCCCGGCAACGCTTCGGTCTACATGGGTCTGTCCACAGACACCAAACCTACGGGCATCAGTGCGGGCGTCGGCAACAAATTTATTGAGACCGATACGCTGAAAGTGTTTTTGTTCATGAACACGAACGTCTGGGTCCAGATCGGAACGATGGCAGCCGCAAATTCAATCGCGTCGGTCGGAGACCTCTGAGCGATGGGCGTTGTCAATATCGATGTCAAGGGAGGCGAGCAAATGACTCGCATCCTGACCGATATGGAGCGCAATCTCGGCTCAAGCGCAATGCTGCGCGTAGGGTTTTTGGAAGGCGCAAAGTACCCTGCAAAAGTGAATAAGCCAGCGTTGAATGTGGCCACCGTCGCGTTCTGGAACGAGTTTGGCACCCGGACGGCGCCGGCCCGGCCTTTCTTCCGCAACATGGTGAAAGCCAAGTCGCCCGGGTGGGGCCGGTCCATGGCGCGCATTGCGCAGCAGAACAACTACAACGCAGAGAAGACGCTGCGGTTGATGGGCATCGGCATTCAGGCGCAGTTACGCCAGTCGATCAACCAGTGGCCCGCAGATAACGCACCGCGCACTGTGGCGAAGAAGGGGTTTAACAAGGGCTTGATTGATACCGCGCAAATGCTGCGCTCTGTAGACTTTCATGTGCTCTTGGGAAGCGCCAAGCCATGAACCTCCATAGCATAGTTCGCGGCGCCATCACTGCCGTCAACCCCGACACGTTGGTGACGTGGCAGGTCTCAAACGGTTACGTGACCAATGTAGACGGCTCGCAAACCCCTCAATACTCGGTGACCACCGCACCAATGCAGGTCCAAGGATTATCGGGTCGACTGCTGGCGATGGCGCAGAACCTCAACATTCAAGGCGTTCTGCGCCGAGTGTTCTCCTATGGCAATGTGCAAGGCGTCGTACGCCCGAACTTCCAAGGCGGGGATCTCGTGGCCTTTGCCCAACAGTACGGCGGCGCGCCGCAGATTTGGAAAGTCGTGCAGGTCTTGGAAACCTGGCCCGACGCTGTGGCGAACGGATGGTCAGGGGTGCTTGTCCAGTTGCAAACTGACATCACAGGTGGTGAGGCACTGATTACGGCAGCGGGCGGCAACCTACTGACCGGCACGGGCGGTTCGCTCACAACGGGGTCCGTGCAATGACAGCGTATGCAATTGCCCCTAGTATCTACGGCGCCTCAAGTGTGCTCTCAGACCTTCGGGCGTTTATTCTGGCTGTGTTGCCCGTGCCGCCATCGCAGTTGAATTTTGAAGTGGTCCTGGGAATCCAGAACCGCGCACCGATGCCGGCTGGAACTGGGTTTGTGGTGCTGACTCCACTCAACACGAAACTGCTGGAGTGGAACATTCGGGCGTATTCGGATACGTACACTGACACGGGCGGAACGGCATCTATCATGCAGCCGACGCAAATTGATATTCAAATTGATTGCTACGGACCGCTCGCGGGCGATTGGGCAGTTATGTTGAGCACGCTGCTGTTCGATGAAGTCGCATGCGACGCACTGACCGTGATCCAGCCGCTGTACGTGGACGAACCGCGACTTATGCCGTGGGAGGATGGAGAAGCTCAGTACGAGACTCGATACATGATTCAAGCTGCGTTCCAATACAACCCCATCACGACGATCCCGCAGCAGTTTGCGGGTGTTGTGAACGCGGACTTAATTGACGTGGACGTGGCCTACCCGTTGGGGGCACTGCTTGAAACTGGGTCCGGAGTTCAGTTGGTCACGGGCGCCGGCAATCCGCTGGCCACGGGGTTGGGGCGATGAAATTACTTCAAGCATCGCTGATGTGGGCGCTGGCGAGCGTTGCATACGCTCAAGCCCCGTTGAATTTCAACCAGCTCCCCGGGGCAAACCCACTCGCTGCCGGAGACAAACTTCCCGTGCAGGCGGCATCTGGCGTTTGTTCCAGCAGCAACGCCACGACCGGCGGGACGTGCTCGACTACTCCGGCGGCGATTTCAACGTATGTGCAGTCAAACCTTGGGGCCTTGTTCTCTAGTCCGACGTTGACTATTGGCAGCGGAAACTACACCGGGCCAAATGCTACTCAGAATAGCCTCGGGCAAGTTGTGAGTATCAGCGGCGGGCCTATCACTAACGGTCCGTACAACGCGTCTGACTTTTCTTTTATTTTCAACAATTTCAAAAATACGAGCGCGAACTCGCTGATAGCAGGAATAAACTTTACGACGACGTTCGTAGGAACCTCCGCGCTTGGCGGTTTTTCCGGGTTAAGCACAGACATTCTCAGTGGCACAACTTCTGGAAATGTTGGCGGACAATATGTGTCCGCAACATTCAACGGCGTCCTAGGCTGGAAGGACAATGGCGGACCGGTGACATTCACCGCGGCGCCAACTGGAACCTCTGCGACGCTTTCGGCAAATTGGTCCGGGCCAACTAATTCGGCCTACAAAGTATTGTTCAGTGACGGCGAGATCCGTTACGTGGCGTTGACCAATGGGGCAACCACCGCCACATGGGGCGCTGCGCTGACGGGCGCGCCGACTGCAAACGCCGCGGCGTATTCCGGGACGTTGTATGGCTTCAACCCGAACATATCGTTGTCATGCAACGGCGGCGCAAACACCCAACCTTGCGCCATTGACATGGGTGGATTGGTAGGCGGCGAAATAGACTTAAACGTGCCAACAAACACATCCGCTCTTGAAAAAATAGGGCTTCAGATCGTTGAGGGCGGTAATGATGCCGTCTCTGCTACGGGCGAGAATATCGGCTACTCGCTCAACAATGCGTCGTCCTCGCCAGGGTGGCAGATGGGGTACGCCCTAGGGAGCTTTGACGGTGCGTTTCCAATGGCAGCCAACGGCACCATTCTTGGGTGCTGGCAACACGGGACCACATTTCAGGAAACTGGCGTCGGCGCCAATTGCGGAACAACGGCATACGGCGTTGATTTTTCCGGTGCCGGCAATGGCGGCTATCCCGTGCAATTCACCGGATCGCCGTTCGCATCGGTCGGCTTCAACGTTGACAACACCGGCTCAGTGCACTCCCCGACGTACACGTGCCAAGGCACCAATTGTTCAAACTATGTTGAATCGGCTGGCACTGGCAATGTTTACATAGGTGAGGGTGGAACTGGAATTCAGCAAGCAGCACAGTTCTCTGTGGACGGGGCCGGCGGTGATTGGTTTTCGTTTCATGGTACGCCTACCGGCAGTCAGGCTGTGTACATGACTCCTTCCTCTGTCTCGGATGCGAATGTCACGGTGCGGATACAATCCAAGGGCACTGGCTGCGTCGATTTGAATCCGTCCGGAAGTACATCGCAGTTGCAGGCATGCCCGAGCGGAGTCGTTGTCGGCAATCCAACCAATGGCCAATTGGGAACGGGAACGATCGATGCGGCGTCCATTATTGTCCCCGGCACCTACACGATCTCGGGGCTTCCCGCTTGCGCCAGTTCAATCAAAGGTGCGCTCGCTTCTGTCAGCAACGGCGTTGCAAGCCCTACTTATTTTGGAACCGTCAGCACCACGGGCACTGCGACCGATCCAGTTTATTGCAATTACAACGGCACGACCTATCAGTGGGTCTATCACTAAAGGCATATCAGCATGACCATCAACGCCATTCCCGTCAGTCAGCAGATTGCCGTCATCCCGCAGGTCCTTGGACCGGGCGGTACGCCACTGTCGATGAACGCAGTGTTCGTGACGCAGGACCCGTCGATTCCAATCGGCGCGGTACAGGGGTTTGCGAACCTGCTGGCGGTGCAGAACTGGTTTGGCGCCAACTCCAATCAGGCGGCGCTCGCAGCCGTCTATTTCGGCATCACGAACAAGACCACGCAAATCCCGAACGTGCTGTACTTCGCACAGTTCAACACGACGGCTGTTGACGCCTACATTCGCGGCGGATCGGTTGCGGCGCTGTCTCTGGCCGCGCTCAACGCGCTGTCGGGCGACATTATCATTTCGATCAACGGGCACACGCTGACCTCGGCTGCGATTAACCTCGCGAGCGCCACGTCCTTCAGCAACGCCGCAGCGCTGATCCAGACCGGGTTGCAGACCACGGGTAACTCGTTCACAGGCACCGTTACCACCAACAGCACGACCACGGTCACGGTCAATACGACCACGACCGGAATTTTGCATGTGGGTGATACGCTCGTGGCGGGTGGTCTGGCGGCTGGCCAGACCATCGCTTCCTTCGGCACGTACACGACCACGGCCGGCACCGGAACCGTGATCATGTCCGCCGCTGCGACCACGAGCTCAGGACCCGAGGCCGCCACCGTCACGCTGCTGCCGACCGTCACGTACGACGCGCTGCGCCAGGCGTTCCTGATTGCCTCTCCTTCCACGGGCACGACGCAAACCGTCGCCTACCCGACCGATACCTCGCTCTCGCCCGCGCTCTATCTGACCGCGGCGACTGGTGCCGTTTTGTCCCAGGGTGCTGCGATCTCCACGCCGGCCGCGACGATGGCTCTCGTCACGGCGGCGACGCAGAATTGGGCGAGCTTTACCACGGACTTCCTGCCGTCGCAGGCCCAGGCGCTGGCCTTTGCGGCTTGGACCAACTCGCAGAATGACCAGTACCTCTACGTCGCCTACGACAACAATGCTGCCGCGCAGGCGTCCAATGCGACCGCTTCGCTTGGGTATCAGGTCGGGGCGGGCGGGTTCAATTACTCCGGCACAGCGGTGGTCTGGAACCCGTCCGGCCTAGTCGCGGCGTTGGTTTGCGGGGCGACTGCGGGCATCAACTTCAACGCGCCGAACGGACGTATCAACTATGCGTACCTTGGCCAGTCAGGCATTGTGCCGGACATCACGAGCGCCACCGTCGCGCAGAATCTCATTGCCAATGGATATTCGTTCTACGGCAACTACGCGACACGCGCGCAGCAGTTTCAGTGGTTCCAGAATGGGCAGCTCGCAGGCGGCTGGACGTGGCTTGATCCGTATGTGAACCAGATGTACTGGAACGCGGCCCTGCAACTCTCGCTGGCGAACTTCTTGAGCGTCGTGAAATCGGTGCCGTACAACATTGCCGGGTACAACCTGATTCGCACCACGTTGCAGTCCACCCTCGGCCAAATGATCGCGTTTGGCGCCATCGTGCCGGGCGTGGTGCTGTCCGGGTCGCAGGTCGCAGCGCTGATTGCGGCGGTAGGCAAGGACATTTCAACCGCGCTATTCACCTACGGTTACTACCTACAGGTGGCTGATCCCGGCGCTACGGTGCGCAATAACCGCGGCAGCCCGATCTGCAATCTGTACTACACCGACGGCGGCAGCATCAACACCATTACCCTCGGCTCAACGGACGTGGAATAGACATGGACATCACCGCATCAAACAGTTCGTTCTCCCTCTCCGTCCCAAGCGTGTTCGGCGTTGGGCAGACCCTTCAGGGGTATGCAACCGACGATGCGTTCACGCAGCAGGAAGTAGAGATGGGCCAAGTCATGAAGGGCGTGGACGGCATCGCGTCCGGGGCCTTCGTGCCGTTTTTCTTTGAGCAGTCCATCACGTTTCAGGCGGACTCTCCGTCGATCACCAACACGATGGAGCCGTGGTGGACGGCGCAGGTTGCAAACAACGCGTTGTATGTTGCGAATGCGGTGATTGCTATTCCGTCCATCGGGAGGAAATACGAATTCATCAATGGATTTCTGACCCGCATCACCCCCGCGCCGACGGCTAAGAAGATCCTTCAGCCCATGGCCTACCAGATCAAGTGGGACAAGTGCCTGCCGAGCCCGCTGTAATTTAGGCCGTAAGGACGTATGCGCAACAAGAAAACAATCCGGATCGAAACCGACGGACGCGACAAGGGCAAGGAGTTCATTCTCACGGAACTGTCCTCATACGAGGCAGAACAGTGGGTGTGGAAGCTCATGCCCGTGCTTGCGCAGTCCGGCATCACCGTGGACGAGGACACGCTCAAGGGCGGATTCGCGGCCATTGCGGCCATGGGCGCGGCGAACATTCTGCGGATGCCGTACGGGTTCGTGAAGTCGCTGCTGGATGAAATGGCACCGTGTATTCAGTACCAGCACTACGACGAACACGGCCGCGCGCTGCCGCCCGCGCCGATCGTGCTGAATCAAGACTGCCAAATTGAGGAAGTCGCAACCTGGTTCACGTTACGCAAAGCCGTACTGGACCTGCACATTGCCCCTTTGAAGGCCGCCGAGAAGTCAAAGGACTCGGCACCGCACCCGCATCGGGCGGCCTGATTGAGTGCGCGAACGTGCATCCCATTTTGTCTGCGCTGGTCGGATCGGGGATGGCTACGCTGCATGAGTTGAGTAGCGTGTACGGCGTCACGGATGCTTATGACATGCTGGAGATTTTGGCCGTTACTAGAACGAATGAAAACAGGACCCGCTCCAAGTAAATGGCTACCTCAATCATAGATGCGCTGATAGTTACTCTCGGATTGGATGCGTCCGGCTTCAAGCGTGGCAAGGCAGAAGCCGATGCGGCGCTGAAAGAAACGCGCAATATCGCGGTTACTTCTGCGGAGGACATTGTCGGCGGCGTTGCCAAAATGGCGCTAGGTTTCACCGCGCTTTTCACTGCCGTGCGCGGCGTTGGCGATGCCATCGAGTATTTCAAAAACCTCAACCACGAGATTTCGGATCTCGGATATACCTCGCGCCAGTTAGGCGAGTCCGCACAGAGCCTGCGCGTTTACCAGCAGTTGGCTGAAGGATTCGGCGGCAGCTCCAAGGGCATAACGAATACCGTATCGAGCCTTGAAACCGCGATGTTCAACATGCGGCAAATGGGGCAGATGTCCAGCCCGTTGATTGCGTGGCAACGGTTCCTCGGCGGATTGCCGCCAACCAATGCAGAGGGCGGCATCGACATGATCGCCGCTATCAATCAAGCTCGGCAAGCGACGGCCGGCCTATCTTCCATGGAAGCCACGCAGCGCATGAAGGCGTCTGGGTTGGACGAAGGAACAATCAATGCAGTGCTCGGCAAGACAAAAGCCGTCGATGACTATATCGCCGCGCAGCAGCGCAGCGCAGCGCAGATTGCGGCCGACGTGGACAGCGCAAAGTCGTTGCAGCAAGCGAGCGCGCAATTGCAATTCGACTTGGCGGGAGTTGCCTCGGTAGCACTCAAAGACGCTACGCCGTCGCTTGAAGCAATGTTCAAGAAAATGGACGATTGGGTTAAGAGCGAGTCGATTCTTGATACGCTTAACAAGCTCAAGGCGGCGCTGGACGGAATCAATCAAGCTCTAAAAGACATCACTAGTGGCAACTGGATGAAGGGGGTAGAGGATCTTCTTCCAACCTCACCCGGCCGGTTCCTGATGACAGGCCCTTTGCAGATGGGATGGGACTGGTTGAGCGGCAAACTTGGCACCGACGATGCCTCAAGCGAGGCGCGCCGCCGCGCCAGCATGGCCCCTTTTCTTTCGTCTTTGGAAAAGCAGTACGGCCTGCCGGCTGGCATCTTGAATCAGGTTGCCACCGTTGAATCGCACTACGTGCCTGGGATTGTCAATTCCGCTGGCGCAGCAGGAATTTTCCAAGAGAAATTGAAATACAACCCTCTCGCTGGACAAAACAATAACAACGATGCCATCTACGCGGCAAAAATGTTGTCCTTGTACGCTAAACAATTTGGCGGCGATTGGAACAAAGCGCTTGCGGCGTTTAACGTCGGTCCAGGAGCCCTGAGCGATGCGCTTAGCGGTAAGGACCCGCTCGGCCCCGAGCACGCGAAAGCGACTATGGCCGCTGCTGCGCGGTATTTGAAGAAAATCAGTTCAGCGGCAGGGTCATCACCCACAAGCTCCACTCGCGGCCCCGCGAGCCTGTCGATTGGCAACATCACGATCAACACGCAGGCCAAGGACGCCAACGGTATTGCGGCAGACCTGGCCGGGGCGATCCGGCGCAAGTTCAACGTGTTCCAGACCGACGCGGGGCTAGTTTAAGTGGGCATTCCGTTCCCCAACGTCCCGAACGCACCCGGCGTGCCGCAGGTTCCTCGGCTGCCCGGCGCGGCTATCAGCACCGTGATTCAGCTCCTGTCGCCCGCCAACCAGGGCACGCTGTTCCAGTCGAGCCAGTCGCCGTCCGTGTGGGGTGTGTTCGATCAGAGCGGCAACGCAGTGTTGCAGCCTGAATCAATTCTCGGGTTCGACAATTCGAACGAATGGTCAGTCAGCGCGTTCCCGATCCAGGGCGGCCAAATTGCCACCTACAACAAGGTGCTGCAGCCGTTCGAAGTGTCCATGCGGATGCGCGTCACGGGTACGGTATCGGAGCGCAATGCGTTTCTGATCGCGTTGGCCGCCATTGCTGGCGACACGAATCTTTACAACGTGATCACCCCGGAGTGGACTTATTCAAACGTCAACATCACCCGCTACGCGAACCCGCGCCCTAGCGCGGATCATGCGTACACTCTTGACGTTGATGTTTTCTTCATCCAAGTGGTGCCGGTAGCGGCGCAATACTCCACCACGCAGACGAACTCGACAAACATCAGTCCGTACATCGCGTTGCCCAATGCGCAGGACCCAACCGCGCAGCCGAATGTGAATCAAGGCACCGTGAACCCGCAGCCCGTCCCGGCGCAGACCAGTAGCGCGGCTGGTGTATCGCTCGACTTTTTCAATCAACCGGCCGGATGACATGCAACTCATCCCCGTCATCGCCACGCCGTCGCAGTCATTCAGTATCGTGCTGGGCAACCAGTCGGTCCAAGTCAATCTGTACTCGCTGGAAACGCCCGGCAATATTCTGGCACCGATCAGCAATATGTCTGACGTGACGATCGATTCCTCGACGGTGACAATTGATACTACCGCGATCACCATCGACGGTGGCGGATCTGCGTATTACCCATCGACCGCTTTGCAGGGTACGCCGGCGCTGTACATGGACTTGATCGTGAACGGCGTTCAAGTGCTCAACGCCGCACTCGCGCAGAACCTGATTCCGATGCTCAATAGCGCTGGGTACTACGGCGTGGTGGGCGACTTCATTTTCGTTGACACGAATGCGCTGTCAGCGCCGACTGCGGGCAGCAATCCCGTCTACACCGGCCTCGGGGATCAGTATCAGATGATCTATCTTGAGGCGACAGACTTGGCGGAAGTGGCATGACCAGCGCCACTACATTTACGTCAAAACAGATCCGGGTGACTTTGACGTTAGTCAAGACAGGCCAGACCTTCCCCGGTACGGGTAGCAATCAGCTCGTGCTGCTGGGCGGCCTGGATCCCAAGACAAACACGCCGGGATTGCGCATGAGCACACTGGTGGAGGGTGCCGCGAACTATTCCAACACGCTGGAACTGCGCATCTGGGGCATGAAATCTGCGGACATGAACGCGCTGACCACGCTGTTTTTCGGACCGAGCCCGACGCTGATCGGTGACTCAACGGTGCTTGTGGAAAGCAACGACACAACTGGCTGGAATCAGGTATTTAGCGGCAGCATCACCAATGCTTCTCCGCAATACAACGACATGCCGGACGTTTCGATGTTGATCCAGGGCATCATCGGATACTCGCAGGGCGTCGGCGGGACGCAGCCGCTGTCCTATCCGAACGGCACCAGCGTGGCGCAGGTTGGGCAAACCGTGGCGGGTGCGCTCGGATTGGGGTTTGCGAATAACGGCGTCAGCATTCAACTGCCACCCGGCACGTACCTGCCCGGCACGCCACGCGACCAGTTGAACAAGCTCGTTCAGCAGGGCGCGTTTGACTACTACATCAGCAACGGCACACTGACGCTGTGCCAGCTTTACAAGGGATCCAGCGCCGCGACGGTTAGCCTGACGCCGCAGAATGGGTTGATCGGCTACCCGATGCCGGGCGTCGGCGGAATTGAATTCGATTGCTACTTCACGCCAGCAATTCAGCTTGCCGGGCAAGTTCGCATCACGGGAAGCGACGTGCCGTACGCCAATGGGCTATGGACGATCCGAACGCAGTCACACCAGCTCGACGCGCTGCTGCCGGATGGCAAGTGGCAAACGCATTGCACGACGACGTACGCATCATGATTACGGGAACAACTGGCCAGTGGAAACCGGAGGATCTGGTACATTCGCAATCCATGCTGACGTTCATGATTCAGCAGTTGATCACGAAGCTCGCAACGTCGTGCGAAGTGCAAGTGATTTCCTGTTCCAACAATGGCGGCGTTGCAGCAACCGGGACCGTCGTTGTGCAGCCGCTGATCGATCAGGTGGACGGTGCCGGAGTGCGCACGGCACATGGGCAGCTCTATCATGTTCCCTACTCGCGCATCGTTGGCGGTAATAACGCCATCATCATTGACCCACAGCCGGGAGACCTAGGACTTTGTGTATTCACTTCCCGCGACAATACGGCCGTCCGCAGCGCTGCGTTGGGGACGGGCCTCGCGGCAGGGTCGCAGACTTTCGCGCCGGCTACTTTTCGCCAGTACGATTGGTCCGACGCGTGGTTCATTGCCACAAACCTGACCGGCGTGCCGACGAACTACGTGCAGTTCGATCAGGCCGGCAACATCAACGTCGTGGCGACCGGGTCTATTAACTTGACGGCGCCCACGGTGAACATCAATGCATCAACGGGGTTCAACGTGACCGGCGCGACGGACATCAACGGCGCCCACATCAGCACGGCAGGCGAAGTGACCGACGCGCTGGGCAAGGTGCTGGGCACGCACGTACACACTGGCGTATCCACGGGCAGCAGCGATACGGGGCCGCCGGCATGAGTACTGCGCTTAACACGCTGCTTCTGGACGTGGGGACGTGGGACCTCGTGATTGATAGCAACGGCAACATCGCCGTGGCTTCGCCGCCCTATTCCGTCACGCAGGACGTGGCGTCGGCTTGCCGAACGTTTCTCGGGGAATGTTGGTACGACGACACGCAAGGTGTTCCGTATCTGCAAAGCATCCTCGGCAAGAGCCCACCGATTTCCGTGTTTCAAGCGGCCATCGTTGCGGCGGCAGAATCCGTGCCCGGCGTGGCCTCGGCGCAATGCGTGATCGGGTCCTTTTCACTGGCGACACGGCAAGTGGTCGGGCAGGTACAATTCACGCTTACTGACGGCACAACTGGATCGGTGAACTTGTGACGAACGTTCCGCAAATCCAGTGGCAACCAACCGGGCTCGTGGTCCCGACGCAATCTGCCGTGTTGGCGGGCGTGATTGCGGACATCCAGTTGGCCTTCGGCGGTAACCTCAATTTCACGAACCAGTCCACACCGCAGGCGCAGCTCTCCGCGACGTTCGCCGCCGTGGTGTCCAATGCGTACGCGGCGATTGCGTACTTTGTGAATCAGGTCAACCCGAACTTTGCTGCCGGGTTCATGCAGGACGCTATCGCGCAGATTTATTTCCTCACGCGCAATCCAGGCATCCCAACGGCTGTTCAGTGCCAGTGCGTTGGGCTTTCCGGAACGGTGATACCGGTTGGCGCGCTCGCCCAGGACACCAGCGGAAACATCTACACGTGCACCCAAGCCGGCACGATTCCAGCGGGTGGAACCATTACGCTTGAGTTTGCTAACCAGGTCAATGGCCCGGTTGCGTGTCCGCCGAACACGCTGACGCAGATTTACCAAGCCATTCCGGGTTGGGACCGAATCAACAACTCGGCGGGCGGCGTTGCAGGCGCGAACGTTGAGACACAGCAGGAATTTGAGCTGCGCCGGATCGCGTCGGTCGCAGCCAACGCGCAGGGCTCGCTGCCGTCCGTCTACGGAGCGGTGTTTGGCGTGCCAAACGTTATCGATGTGTATTGCACCGAGAACGACACAAATATGGCGGTGACGGTCGGCGCGACGAACTATTCGCTACTGCCAAATTCAATCTATGTTGGCGTGACTGGCGGCGCTGCCGCGGCGATTGCCCAAGCGATCTACACGAAGAAATCGCCAGGTTGCAACATGAACGGCAACACGACGGTGACTGTTACGGACCAGTCAGGGTATCAGCCTCCCTATCCGACCTACACCATCACGTTCAACGTTCCGACCGCGACGCCGATCCTCTTTGCGGTGCAGATCAAGAACGCGCCCAACGTGCCGAGCAACATTGTGTCGCTCGTACAGAACGCCATCATCGCGCAGTTCACCGGCAGCAATGGCGCCCCCCGTGCGCGCATCGGATCGTTGATCGTGGCGCTGCAATACGTGGCGCCTATTTCCGCCGCGGCACCGGCAGTGTCGATTCTGTCGGTGCTGGTCGGAACGTCAGCGCCGACGCTGACTAGCGTGCTGATGGGAATCGATCAGGCGCCTACGATTACGGCATCTAATATTACGGTGACCTTGATATGAAAAATCTGCTACAAGCGATGCTGCTGTTCCCGTCCATAGCCTTCGCCGCCGGCGTCGCGACGCCGCCAGTCGTGGTGGAAGGCTTCGGCGTCAACGCGGGCGCGAGCTACATCACCAATCCAATCCCGGTGCCGTCACAGATCGGCATCACTGCCTGCCGCGCGTCATACAACGATGGGTTCCCGCCGCTGTCAATGTCCCCGACGGGCTGCAACCCTTTCGGTCAGGACCTGAACGGCGTGCTATTCGCGGCGACGCAGAACACTGCGGCATGGGTCGGAGGACAATACTGGCCTTTCAGCACATCGTTTGCTGCAGCGAATAGCGGTTACGCCGAATATGCGATTGTCGCTATGGCGGCTGGCAACGGGTTCTGGCTGAACCTCTTTCCCGGCAATACGGTCAACCCCGACACAGTGGCCAATCCGGGCGTTTCCGCCGGATGGGTCCCATTGGTCTCCTACACCGTCGCTGCGGTCTCGGGCCTCGTCGGCGGTAGCTACACGCTGACGCCGGTCCAGGCGTCCAGCCCGATCCTGTATTTAAGCGGAGCGCTGACGACAAATCAGCAGTTGATTCTGCCGAACTGGTCAAAGTCTTGGATCATCGTCAACAATACAACCGGAAACTACACCACCACCGTAAAGACTGCCACGGGCGGCGGCGTAATTATCCAACAGGCCGGCCCATCCGCTCCGACGCAGGTCTACTCTGACGGATCAAATATTCGGCCGCTTTCGACGTATGGGCAGACGTTGTCTGCGCACAAGGCATCCAATACGCTGCGCGTGTCCACTGCCACATACACGAATGATCCGGATCTTCAGTTGGTAGTACCGGCTGCAGGAACCTACAAAGTTTCCGGTACGTTCTTTTTCAATCAAGCAACGTCCGGTGGCGGCATTAAGCTGCAGATGTATTATTCAGGATCAGCAGCTGGCGGATTTATTGCTCCGACTGGATACGTCGGCGGATCTAACATTTCAGCCGGCGGGATTCTTGCCTATGGGTTCACTTTCTATGCGAATAGCGCGATTGATATCACCGGCGTACAGGATTTTGTAAATTTAACTGGAACTTTAACTGTTGCTTCCGGTGGCACTTACTCATTGCAATGGGCGCAGAACAGCAGCAGCGCAAATGGCACGACCATGCTAGCTGGTAGTTTTCTGAAACTCAGTCCTAACAACTAATGTACAACGTCACCCAAACGCAGCTTGCGCAGTACGCTCAGAGTCCGATCATCTCGGCGCTGATTCAGGACTTCAACGCCTGGATCGATCCGACGGTGAACCTGCAGCAGTTCTACTTTTATTTGTGGAACCTGGGCACTGCGCAAGGCTTTGGGCTGGATACGTGGGGCGCGATCTTAGGCGTGAGCCGCTATCTGCAGGTTGTGGTGTCCGCACCGCAGGTCGGTTTTGAAGGCGGCCCGACGACGGCATCCCCGTTCAATTCCGCGCCGTTCAATTCTGGCGTAGACGCGACGCAAACCTACGCGCTATCGGACAGCGACTATCGCACGCTGCTGTTTGCCAAAGCGTTCGGAAATATCTGCGCGACTGTCATCCCCGTGATGAACCAGTTGCTTACGATGGTGTTCGGGGCCTCTGGCGTGTGCTATGTCGAGGACAACGGCAACATGCAGATGGCCTATGTTTTTGATTTTAATCCGACCAACGTTCAGTATGCGATAATTGCGCAATCAAACGTTCTCCCGAACCCGACAGGCGTGCTGGTGAACATCATTACCGCAAATGATTTGCAAATGCTTCTTGAAGATAACGTAACTGTCATGGGCACGCAGACCGGTAACGACATGCTGCTGGAGCAATAAATGGGCGTTAAATGGACAAGCTTTCCTCCTGCCGGCGCGATTACCGGAAGCGAGGTTGTTGCGCTCGTGCAAGGCGGCATAAACGTCCAAAGCACAGTCGCGGCCGTTTCTGCAGCGACCACAACATACAGCACCAAGACGAACTTCTCCTCAGGTCTTGCCGCCGGCACTTGGACCACGATGGTCCCGGCCGCGAACATGGCCGAAGTGGGCGCGGCCTACGATGTGCACGTCTACGTCAACAACAACGGGGTGGACGTGCTCGCGAGCTCCGCGGCGGTGAACGCGGTGGCGAAGTCAGCGGCCACGGCGGCCTCCCCCTCGATCGCCACCAACAGCACGACAACCCAGGCGAACGGGATCGGGGTGATCTCGATGCGCTACTCAGCCTCCGCTCTGGTCGGGGCGACCAACTACGCAGGGGTGGATGTATCGGTGAACGAGAACCTCGCCGCCGGCTCCACGATCAGCGTGATCCTCATCCGCAAGGGCAACCCCGCCCTGATCTACTGAAGGTGACCCCCATGAAGAAGATTCTGCTCGCGCTCCTGATCCTGGTGTTCTGCGCCATGGCGGGACGCGCCCACTCCCAGAACGCGAACCGGCTGATCGCAATCTCCCCGGACCAGTACGGGGCCTTCGGGGATGGCATCCAGTCGATCAGCGGGGTGACCAACAACACGACCACCTTCACCGATGCGAACGGGACCTTTAACTCCTTCGATGTCGGAAAGCAGATCTTCATCGTGCCGCCTCAGCAAACCGGGGATGCGACCTTTGCCGGCACGATCAGCGCGGTGGGCTCTGCGACCTCGATCACCCTCTCAGGCAATCCCGGGTGGAGCGCGACCGCGCTGCAGTACTACTACGGCCATGATGACTCAGCGGCCTTCACCGCGGCGAACTCGGCCGTGTGGGGCCAGGTGACGCGCACCGGGGTGTCGACGGGCTACGGCAACTACGACTCGATCCAGTGCCTGAACCTGCAGGACGGGCGGATCTACCTCACCAAACAGACCTCCATCATCGCCGCGGGCAACGGCACCGCGCCTTGCTGGCGAGCCTCAGCGGGTGGCAAGGCGATCGTGGCGACCGGGGGACTGGGCGGCACGACCGACTGCATCACCTTCGGCAACATCAACAACGCGACCCTCTCCGGCACCCACGGCGCGCACATCGAGGGGATCCACTTCGACTGCACCATGTCCGGGCGGGACGGGCTCACCTGGTACGGTTTCCAGAACCCGCAGATCGACCGGGTGGATGTCTACAACGCCTTCCGCGACTGCATGGTCATTGAGCCTGCGGGGAATCAGTTCATCCAGCAGGGGCACGTTGAGTCGCTGAACATGAGCGTGTGCGGCCGGCACGGGCTCAACATCAACGTCACCGCCCCCGCCTTCGCGAACGAGATGGACTTCGAGAACCTGGTGATCGGGTCGGTCTCGGCCAACTCAGCCGGCGGGACGGTGTTCTTCCTGACCTCGGCAGGTGCTGGCGGGGTGGACAGCTGGAACATCAAGAACTGGAAGTTCACCCAGGCCTGGGGCGGCAACGCCTCCTACCAGCCGCTCGCCTACTGCATCGGCACCGCAGCGAGTGTCAACGCCTGGACCCTGGCGGGCCTGACCTTCACCGACGGGTACTGCGAGAACGGCGGCACGGCGCTGGGGGCAACGAACGCTCCGATCTTCGCTCCGAACACCAGCCAGATCGGCTGGCACTTCTACGGGTTCTGGGCCTTCCAGTGGGGCCTGGATATCACCCGCGCGCCGTTTGATGCCATGGGCAGCTGGACGATCACCCACGGGGTCGCCAAGGACATCTGGGTCACATCAGCCTTCGGGGGATGGTCAGGGATCTGCAACATCGCCTACAACGACGGCACGAACTTCCAGAACTCCAAAGTCTCGGTGGTGGCGATAAACTCCACCGCGCCTGTCATCACAAGCTTAGGATTGGTGAGCTCTCCGGGCGCCCCGACCTACACGCTCACCGGCACCACGGCTGCGACGCTGGATCACCTGACCGTGACCAACACGGCAGGCGTCGCAAGTCTCACGGTCACCTTCGCCTGCAAGGATGACTACCGCACGGGCATCCCGCTCTACAACTACCAGTGACATGGACCCCACCGAGCAGCTGATCGGGGAGGAGGAGGGGCGAGAGGCCACCGTGTACCAGGACACGCGCGGCTTCTTCACGATCGGGATCGGGTGTCTGGTGGACGCGAAGGTGAAGGGCGCGGGGCTTTGCGACGCCGCGATCGATGCGCAGTTCCAGCACGACTCCCTGGTCGCCCGTCACATGGCGAGTGTCTACCCGCACTTCGCCGACATGAACCCCGTGCGCATGAACATCGCTAACGGCGCAACAATGGCAATGACAGCCTGCAACGTCACTGCCAATTCGTATTGGGCGACGATCTCACACGTAGGGGTGTGTTATAACGCAGCCGGGGTGTTGCCGCTTGTGGCAACTAGCGGCAATGCGACCATCGCCAGTTCAGCTGCCTACACCACTCTAAATGGCAACGCGTACCTGCAAAACTATGGCACCGGAAGCAACGGCAGTATGGGCCAATGGCGCGTGCTGGGTCCCGGTGGCGGCACTCCGGTCTACACGCAGATCGGCACTACGGGCACGGTAGGCACTCCGGAGTCGTTCACCACGGCGGCAACCGCCACATCAGGCGTGACCAATATTGCGGTGACTAACACGGCGTCGTCCGCGAGCACGCTGTATTACCTCATCACCGACGCGAACCTCGTCAGCTTCAAGACCCAGTAAAGGAATCGTAATGCCACTTCGACAGCACCAAGATGAAAACGACGATCAGCAACACCGCGCCCCGATGTCTGACGATGAAGTCGAGCGGGTTGCCAATCGCGTGTTCCAGATGTTTCAGGCCGAGGTCGGCAAAGGCGTATTCAAGGCGGCTCTTTGGATGATGACCGTGGCGTTTCTGGCGTTCCTGGCATGGGCTGGGTTCATTCATCCCGCGCATGCCGCGCAAACCGCGTTTCATTTGCAGAGGTAAGCCACGGTGAACAACCTGGCGGCGTTCCTGACGGCCATTGCCGTATCGGAAGGCACCGCCGCGATTGGGGACCGAGGCTACAATGTGCTGGTTGGGGCCACGCCTGCACAGCCGCTGCTGTTTGGTTCCTATCACAGCCACCCGCATACGATGATCCAGTTGCGGCCGGGGCTCGTGTCGGACGCGGCTGGTCGGTACCAGATTCTCGGCCGGTATTTCACTTTCTACCGCGCAAGTCTGAGTCTGCCGGACTTCTCACCCGCCAGCCAGGACGCGATCGCAACGCAGATGATCCGCGAGGTGGGCGCCATGGCAGACATCGAGGCGGGCGCATTCTCCGTGGCGCTGTCCAAGGCCGCCAGCCGCTGGGCCAGCCTGCCGGGTGCCGGGTACGGGCAGCACGAAAACACGATGGCCATGCTGCAGAATGCCTATGTCACGGCCGGTGGCGTGCTCGCGTAAATTAGCTTGAAATTTTGGCCATTTATGGGTCAGTGTAAGGTGCGACTTCCGGTTAAGGAATTGTCGCATGACGAGCCCACAACTAGACCTACTGACCGCGCAGGCTCAAATCATGCTTGCGCGCCGAACGCTATTTCTGTTCGGCACCATGTTGCTGCTGCTTTTGATTCTGCTGATCGTTCCTGGGATCAAAGCATCCCCTGAAATCGTGTCGCTGGTGTCGGCGGCAACTGGTTCGCTCGGCACGATTCTCGCGCAGCAAAACGGATTCTTTTTCGCCCGCCATCGCGCACCGACCTCTACCGATGCGGATGGTGATGACCCAAACCCTATTCAGCCGGTGATCCCGGCATCAACGGAGACCAGCAAGTGAGCATCAATTTCGTTCCCATCGAGCAGATCATCCCGGCGCTCGTGACGGGCCAGGTCATCAAGAGCGGCACCACGGACCCTGTTTTGATCAACAAGCGCGCACAGACCGCGCTGTCCGTGGCCGCGATCTTCACCGACCTTGCTGCCGGCAACGCATCGCAGGCGCTGACCGATTTCAGCGCGGTGCTGACGAATCCGAGTTTGGACCCGGTGGTGGCTTTCGAACTCCAGAAGCTGCTGGCGTTCGGCCTGCAGCAGTTGAGCGTCGCCAACATGATCGGCAACGCCACCCCGCTGCTCGGCATGACCGCTAACGCTATCGTTTCCAACATCGCGGCCGGAGTCACGACTGCTGCCAACATGGAAATTGCGGCGAACCCGGTACCGGTGGCTGCGAAGTGAAGTTGGGCCGCAAGCCGGCCGTTCACGACCTGCGCACGATGCGCGCGGGATGGGCGTTGCTGCAGGCGCTGGACCCCCTCGGTCCGGCGCCTGTGGCGAGCGATGACTATGTGTCGGCAGTGATGAAACAGTCTCCAGACGGTTGGAAAATCTTCCTGAATGACCAGTGCGGCGACTGCGTTTGCGCCGATTCGGCTCATCAGGTCATGCTGCACACCGCCAACGGCGGCACGATTGTCATCCCGACCGACAATGATGTGCTGGCGATGTACGAAGCCGTCGGCGGCTACAAGCCGGGCGACCCGTCAACCGACCAGGGCTGCGACGAAACGGCCGCGTGCGCATATCTTGGAAAGGTCGGGCTGTCCGGGCAGCGGTCGGCAGGGTCGGCCATGGTGGACCCGGCCAATGCGGACCATCTCAAGTGGTCGGTGCAACTGTTCGGTGCGTGCCGCCTGGGCATCACGGTCACGGACGCCATGCAGACGGCGTTTGACAGCGGGCAACCTTGGGACACATTCACCGGCAAGGTGGAAGGCGGCCATGATGTTCCGATCGTCAAGTACGATGCGGAATATGCCTATGTGGTGACGTGGGGCACCCTTCAGCCCGTATCGTGGGCGCTACTGGCGCAGTCGCAGTTTTTGCAGGAGGCGCACGCGGAAGTTTGGCCCGGCTTCGTGACGGCTGGCGGTACGGCGCCGAACGGGTTTGACCTACCATCGCTGCTGGCGGATCTTCAGGTGGTGGCCGCGTCGTGATCGTGCCGGACCAGAAGGCGGACGCAGCACTAGGCTGGCTGTCTGTTTATGCGCTCGACATGTGCGCCGACGAGCCCGCGTCGCTTGAACCGCCGCCGGATCCACGGCTGACAGGCTGGACGCTGGTCGGGTACGTCTTGGGGCTTGATGCGATTGACCGATCCGCGCCGCTGGTCCGCGAAACGGTCTGTTACGGCTATGTGGCGCAGTCCGTTACCAATCCGCACCAGTTCGTCATTGCGCTTCGCGGGACAAGCAATCCGATCGAGTGGGCGGAAGATGCCGAGTTTGAACTGATGTCGGCTCCAGGCATACCCGGCGCCGTGGAATGCGGGTTCTACGGCATTGCCAATTCGCTGGCGTTTCGCGTGCCTGGCGGCGCAGATCAGCCGCTCATTCCCGCCCTGACGGCGCTCGTTGGCTCAGGGTCGCTGACCATCGTCGGGCATAGCCTTGGGTCCGCTTTGGCTACGATCGTGGCGTATCAGGCCGCTCCGGCGCTTGGCGGGCGCGTGACGCTGCGAGTGTTTCGCCAGCCCGCGTCCGGGCAATGCGGACTTCACGGCGGCCGTGGCCGAGGCCGTGCCGGACCATGTGCATTATGCCAATGTGCTAGACCTTGTGCCGCGCGTCCCGTTCGGGTTCGGATACGCGCCACTCCCGAACACCGTAACGCTGTTGCCGCACACCGGATTCGTGCGGATCAAGTTTGGGCCGGCGTGCCTGCACCATCTGGTCGGGTATCTCGCGCTGATAGATCCGGACTACGTTGCGCCGGAAATGCCCGTGGACCAGAACGACGTGGCGTGCATTGTGCGGGTGAGAATTGGAGATTAACGAAATGAAACGTTTTACTTGGATACTCGTCGCGTTGCTTGCCCTGCCGGCAATGGCCGCGGCGCAGAACCTGCCAACGCACGCCTATTACAATACTGGCACGGGACCGCTGGCGCCTCCGTATGCGTTCACGTACTCGACGTACGCCGCGTTCGCAGCGTCACCCGTGTATGCCCTGCCCGCTCAGTACGCCGGCCAGAACGTGCTGACCGGCGATCAGGGGCCGTACTACTCCAACGGCACGGCCTGGGTGCAGGTCAGCGCGGCAACGTCCGTCCCCTCCGGCACCTCCACCAACATGGCTGCCGGGGTTGTTACGTCCACGGGAGTCACATTAACAACTGGTGGAAGTAGTACCCCATGGGGTGTTCGCCTAGACTCTAACCAAACTCCAGTTACGGGGGGAACCGGAAACGCGGTTGGAGACGCGCTTACTTTGAATGATGGCTGTGCAACTCATTCCGTAGTGGCCGTGGTAGCAGTTACCTCCGGAGCAGTGACTGGATATAACGTCACAAGTCAGGGTGCCTGCGCAGTTATACCGGCAAACCCGGTAACGGTGCTATCTACGACAGGCACGGGTTCCGGAGCTTCATTTTCCTTGTCTTGGGGACTTCTAGTTGCTGGTCAGTACTACCAGTCCCTCGGAGGACCAGCGACCGTAGGCGGCAATCTAATGCTCGGCGCCGAACGTGGTGCGGCTTACTCTGGTTCCGAAAGTGTGATTCTCGGTGATCGAAGTGGAGGGCAGCTTGCTACTGGAAACTATAACCTGATCGCAGGGCATGATGCCTTCGGCATTGGCAGCGGTTGCACAAACATATTTGGAAATCAGCTCGTAGTGTTGGGAACCGATGCGTTGCGTAATACATGCGGAGGCGACGGAGCCACGGTAGTGGGCAATGGAGCCATGACCGGCTACGTACAGACTGGCACCGCAAGCAACAACTATCTCTACGGCACAACCGCTGTAGGGTTAAACGTTATGCAGAATTATAATGGTGCGAATGGGTTTCCTTGGAATACCGCGTATGGTGCCTCTGCTTGCAAAGGCGCCAGCGGGGCTACCTTTACCAACGGAACTTGTGTTGGTACCAACACAGGGCTTGCACTTACGTCAGCGACAAATTTCGTCCTGATCTCAGGCGGCGGAAATGGTTGCGTCGGCACGACCAATTTTGCCAGTGGCTCGGGTGTTATCCTTATCGGCAGTTGCGCCCAAACAGTTGATACGCCCGCGGGCGGAACTAGCAGCTACATTAACATCGAAAATATTTTGAAAGTGACTGGCACCGGCACGCCCAGCACGTCAGCCGCAAGCATCGCCGGAACTCTCGCGCTTCCAGCTATCACTACCGGCACCAATGCCGACTTCGTTTGCATGACCTCTGGCTTCGTATTTGTGATCCAGTCATCTGCCTGCACCATTTCATCCGAGCGATTCAAGACCGACATCAACCCGTTTACAGGGGACGCGCTGTCGGAACTGAATCAGCTCGAAGTGCGCTCCTACCGCATGAAGGAAAAGAACCGCGACCCCAACGGCGACCGCGAACAGATCGGCATCATTGCCGAATCTGTCGCCAAGGTAGAACCCAAGTGCGCGATCTACGAGGACGATCTCAAGACGCCCAAGAGCTACCGCCCCGAGTGCATCACGGCATTGCTGGTGGCTGCGGCCCAGGAACACGTCAATGACACGCGCCGGCAGTTTGAGCTTATCTACGCTCTCATGGCCGGCCTGGCATTGCTGACCTTGCACGCCGGTCACCTACATCTGAAGGTGCGGAAGCTGTCGGGATGATGCTCACTTCCTACTTGAACCCCAAAGCACTCTAAATGCCCTCAACAATCACCATCACCCTAGGCCCCATCACCCTCCCGGCTTTCGTCGGGAAACTCGACGTGGGCGGCGTATCGGTTGATGTGCCCATTCCCGCTGGCGTCGTGATTCCCGCTGGCGTTACCGGCACATTCGAAATGCCCGCGCTTGCCGTCACGATTGATTCCGGCACAACTACCATCGATTCTACTGGAACTACGCTATGAAAAATCTCGTTGCATTGGCGCTGCTGGCATTTACCTGGATCGCAACCCCAGCGCGGGCGCAGTCTCTCGCCAATTGCGAAAACTCTCCTAGCGTCATCGCCTGCGTCGTGGGCGGCCCATCAAACACCGGAACGGGCGATTCGTTGGAAGTCGTCGGCGCAAAGTACAATTCCAATTTCCTGTGGCTGTCGCCGCTGTGGACGTTGCCGGCAAATGTGCTCGTTGGATCAAACACGGCCAACACCCTCACCTACATCACCATCGGTGCAAACCTGTCGCTTTCGGGCGGCGTACTGAGCGCGACGGGCGGCGGCGGGGGCGGCGGCACCGGGACCAGCACCAATGGCCAGATCCTATACAACAACTCGGGCGCAGTCGGCGGCCTCACGCTTAATGGCAGCGGCAACCCGGTTGGCACTACGAGCCCGTCTCTGACGACGCCAAACGTCAATGCCGCAACGGCAACCTCGATCAATGGCAACACGTTCCCCGTGGTAACTGGCGACGTATTCGTTTTGGCTGCTGCAGCGCAGACGCTGACCAACAAGAGTATCGCCAGCACTGAGATCACGGGCCTCGGCACATTCGCGACTCAGAACTATGCGACGCCGCCAGCCATCGGCGCCACGACGCCTGCCGCAGGCAGTTTCAGCACGCTGACCGATACCGGCGTTACCGGGTTGACGCAGTGCGCGCAGTTCACCAGCGCCGGAGTTTTGACTGGCACGGGTTCAACATGCCCCGGATCAGCCGGAACTCTCAACAATATCGCTAACGGAATCACCCCAATGGGGACCGCCGCTATTGCGAGTGGAGGGTGCGCATCGCCCGTCGCTGTTACCGCAACCGGCGTGTACACGTCTGACGTGATCAACGTCACGACGAATGGCAATATCACGACGATCACCGGCTATATCCCTAGCGCAAGTGGCATGCTGACGATCTTGCCGTACACGTCCCCGAATGCAGTCAATTACCTTGTCTGCAACAACACCGCGTCCAGCATCACCCCTGGCCCTATTTCACTGAACTGGAGCGTCCATCGCGCATCTGGTCCGCTGGTGGCGTTTGTGCAGGTGGATGGAAATTGGGGCGGCACAACGAGTCCGCAGGTTAGTGCGACATTCCAGCCTGCCACCTATGGCACGAACGATGTTCTAATTGGCCACTGGTTTGGGGCTCCGTCAGGAACAATCGGGGCAACCGGAACCACCGGAACGTGGAACACACTCAGCTCTTTGGCGGACAGCGTAGGAAATAAAATCGCGGCGCTTGACAATACCACTTCAACAACCGCGGCGGGGCAGACGGCGACGTGGACTCTTTCTGGTACTCCAACAGGGCTATACGGTCGCATATGGGAGTACACGCACGCCTCAACAATCGCCGGCTATACGCAGGAGATCGATTCGCCCGGGACCGGGTCTTTCGGTCCAACCGCCGAGACTGTGCCCGCTGGAGGTGTGCTGTTCTGCGCGGGCACAGACATGAGCGGAGGGGTTATGAACATTCTTGGGGGCACTACTCGCGGAAATTCCGGAACGGCTTTCGTTACGCAAGAACTGACTAATAACACGGGCAGCAGCACTAGCATGCAGTGTCTATTTCAGCTCACGACCGGCACGGACAAAACCGAATTTGAAAGCTGGGTGCTGTCTCCATGATTAAATTTTTGCGCAATGCGGCCGCGTTATTTCTACTAAGCGCGCTGCTTAGCGTCGGCGCGATGGGGATTGGGCCGTTTGGCCCAGGGCCGCAGATCGGATCAACGGGCGGCGGCGGTGGTGCTGCGGCGGGCGTCAAAGTGGGCGCTGGCGGCGTATTGGTCCGCACCGACACCGGCGCGACCGTCAATCTCATAATTCAGGGGGTCTCAGGAGGCGAGCACGGCCCTATTGCATCTGGCGGTAATGCCTGGTCGGGCATATCCGCAGTAACATCCGCGCAATGGGCTGCCGGAATTCAAAGCTGGACCAATACGCTCACCACCGCTGGCAAGCCATACGGCACGATTAATACGATCCGTTTGTTCCTAAGCTCGGTCAACTGGGAAGCCGCGTGCGGCATTGATCCATACAACCAGACTGGCTCGGGCGGCAGCGGGGCATCATCTGCATCTGCGTACTACTACAGCGTCGGCACCGACACGAACGGTCGCACGATCTACTGCGCCGGGACAGGAGGCGGCGTCGGCACGGTCAGTACTCTGCGTTGATACCACTGCT